AGTTTGATTCTCTCAGGAGGCTCTACTTATATGTTAGAAATATCCACAGAAGGTAAACTTATTATTGATCCAGGATTCCTTGCTGTAAAACAAGCAAGAGAAGTATGGAACTCTGATAAAACCAAAACTAAAGAAAAAGCATACAATGTGCTGTCTGGAATATACTTATTGTGTAATCCAAAATCTGCATACTGGGGATACCCAGAAGAAGAGAAATTTAAACAAATAGAAGAACAGTATTTTAAACCTTATGGATTTAAGATAAAAGATACTCAAATTCAAGATTTAATTAAACAGTACGAAGATTTTATAAAGATAACTCCTTCTCAATACTTGCTTGAAGCAGCTAAAGAAACTTTGTATAAATTAGCAAACCATTTAAAAAAGACTCCAATTACATCAGGTAAAGATGGCAATATTCTTCAAATTTCAAATACAATGGATAAAATAGCTAAAACATTTGCAAGCTATGACACTTTAAAAGAAGCTATTGAAAAGGAAAAACTAAGTTCTGGAGTTAAAAGAGGAAAAGATGAAATAGGGTATGACGAAGAATAATTTAATAATAATTTAATATGTTTAGTAAGTACTCTGTATTTGAAAATACTGTATCTTCCGATTTAATTGCTTTAAAAGACATAAGCAATTATACAGGAAGTATTTTGTCTTATAGTATAGGAATGAATACACCTATACAATCTTGTGTAACTAAGCTGGAAAGAAGTACAGAAAAAGTACAACTCTGGAGAATAAGATTATATAATCAATGCTTTTTATACTGTACTTCAGATACTGAATTTTTAGATTCTAATTACATCTGGAAAAAATTATCTGAATTAAAAAATTTTGATGAGATTATTTGTTTAGATATGAATAATAATACAATAGCAGAAATTAAAGAAGAAACGATGGATTATGCTTATACATTAGTTACTCAAGCGGGGAATGCCTTTTTGAATAACATTGTAGTAAGAACAAAATAATAATATTTAATGTACTCAGATACACCATTTTATAAATACAATGGGCTAGATGGAATTTCCAAATGGAAAGATACAATTAAATTCAAAGAGCCAGGGTTAAGATTTCTTAAAGATAAAGTATATACTACTTATCCTAAAGGAACAAGTGGATACATTGAGTACTGGAACAAAGAAAAAGAAAAGGTACTTAATGGAGTAAGTATAGATGGACAATTTATTAGTGGGTATGAATACTTTTATTTGAATTACTGTCCTATTCCATTACAAGGAAGTAAATCTCAAATAGATTTTGCTGATTTTTGGGATTTAGATGCAGATTGGTTTAAACAAATAGATTCAGCAGAAAAATTAAAGAAATACTTAGCAGCACTTAAAGCAAGAAGAAGAGGGTTTTCCTTAAAAGATATGATTCCTATTACAAGGAAACTTGTATTTGAAAGAAACACAATGAGTTATTTAGCAGCTTATCTTGATGCCCATGCTAATAAATCAATGGCATTTGTAAAAAGGTATTTAAACCATATTAATAAACATACAGGATGGTTTAGATCAAGAAATCCAAATACAAATGACCATATTAAAATTGCATACCTGGATAATAAAGGAATAGAAAAAGGAAGATTAAATGAATTATATAAAATCCTACTAAAAGATAACCCAACAAAAGGTGTAGGCGGAAACTGTGATTTATTTGTGTATGAAGAAGCTGGTATAGTGCCTGGAACTCAATTACTTGATACATTAGAGTATGTTAAAGCTGCTACAGAAGATGGAGATATAGTAAATGGGTTAATAATTATTTATGGATCAGTAGGAGAATTAGAAAAATGTCAATCTCTTAAAAGTATATTTCTAAATCCAAGTACTAATGGATTTATGGAGTACGATAATATATGGGGAGATGAGACTATAGGTAATAATAAATGTGGGTACTTTGTACCAGAATACATATGTATGAAGCCATTTATTGACAAAGATGGCAACTCACAGATAGATGAAGCATTAGAAAGAATTTTAAAAAAGAGACAAGAAAAGAAAAAGCTTAGTACAAAACAATACATTATTTATGTAACACAACATCCTATTAAGCCAAGTGAAGCATTTTTAGGTAGAGCTAGATCTCCTTTTCCTATAGATAAATTATCTCAGCACTTAATAAGATTAGAGTCATCTGGAGAGTACAAATATGGGTATGCAGTAAAATTACATAATGATAAAGGAGTAATTAAGCAACAAATAAATTATGCAATTAAGTCTCCTTTTAGTGAATACCCAGTTGATATAAGTAAACAAGAAGGATCAGAAGGAACAGTTTGGATATATGAGCCTCCTATATCACAAAATAAAGTAGAAAATTTATACTACCAGGCAACAGACAGTGTAGACCAAAATGTTGCTCCTACTTCAGATTCGTTATTTTGTACTTATATCTTTAAAAAAGATCCTGGAAATTTAAAATTATTTAATGATAATTCTACAGAAGTACATAATTTTAAGGATGAAATAGTAGCAAGTTATATAGGAAGAAGAGACAAAGTAGAAGAATGCTATGATATAAGTATGTACATGAGTATGCTTTATGGGTGTAAAAATTTAGTAGAAAATGCAAACATAGGAATTATTAATCATCATATAAATTTAAACAAAGATTATTTATTACAAGACCAATTAGATGAAATCAAAGGTATTAATCCAGGATCAGTAGTAAAAAGAACAAAAGGATTTCATCCTACAAAAGAAGTGATAGCTCATGGAGATGATCTAGTTAATTCATACTGCTTACAAGTTATAGGATACGAATATAAAATTAACGAGAAAGGGGAACAAGAAATACAAAGAGAAATCTTAGGGCTTGAAAGAATAAGAGATTTAGGACTATTAAGAGAAATGATTGAGTACGATGGAGAAATAAATGCAGATAGATTAACTACTTTTAGAGCCTGTTTGTTATATAAAGAGGCTTTAGAAAAAAAGCAAATTAAAGTTCTTAATAATAAAAATGATCCTATAGCACAAGCAGCTAAATTTGCAGAAAGTATGCTAATTAAAAACAAGCATAATAAAATTTGGAATAATTATACTCCACAAAAGTCTAATACAGTATTTAAATTTCATCCAGCAACTTAATTAGATAATACAAAATATTTTTAGTATATTTAAGTAACCAATATATATAACATAATAAGTGTCATACCTTTCACCTACACCTGGAATAGATCTTTCTAATCCAAGCTCTACATACAACTTAAATAACAACAACTGTGAGTACCCAACTCAAACAGTTTCTTGGAAAACTAAGCAAACAAAGGCTTGGCAAAAAGCTAATATGGACTTTTTTACAAGAGTATGGAATGAAGAGTCTAATAGAAGGAGGCAAAAAATTATTAATTATAGATTGATTAATGGTGAGTTTGATTTCAATAGTTACAATGATTTATCTCAATTTGGCATACAAAATGGAATAGGAGAACTTCAGAAAGAATTAGTACATTATCCTATATGTACTATACCTCTACAAAGTTTATGGGGAGAAGAGGTTCAAAGACCATTTAATTTTAGAGCTAAAAATGAAGATAATGGAAATACTAATGAGTACTTAAGAACTAAAACTGAACTTTTGCATCAGTTTGTACAAAATGAAATTCAGGTAGAAATACAAAATAAATTAATTCAAAAAGGAATAAATCCTAATTCTGAGGAAGGACAGCAACAGATGCAAATAATGACTCCTCCAGAAATAGAAAAGTACATGCAAAGATCTTTTAGTACAGAAGATGAAGCTACTGCAAATGCAATACTTAAAAAGTACATAAAGAAACTTAATATAAAAGAGATATTTAACAAAGGATGGGTGGATGCTACTGTAGTAGCAGAAGAAATTTATTGGATAGGAACTATTAATGGGGAAACTGTAGTAGAATGTGTAAATCCAGTTAATTTTGTATGTGATAAATCATATGATGTAGCATACATAGATGAGGGAGAATTTGCTATTAGAGGAGAATTAATGTCTCATTCTAATATTATTGATAGATACAGAGAATACCTTACAGAAGATGAAATAAAAGCAATAGATAGAAATGATGTATTTGATGCTAATCCAGCATTAAATTCTCAAACAATGCTCCAAGACTATGGAGGCTTTAGTTATTTACCCTACAATCAACAATCAGAATCTTATAAATATCCTTTAGTAGGATCTGGAATTCCTGGAGTATTTGATCCTGTAACTGAGTATATAACATCTGGATTTTCAAATGGATACCAAGGAGTTCTAAACAATAGGTTTAGAAAACATATTCTTGTACTTCATGCTGAATGGATGTCCAAAAGAAAAATTTGTATACTTAACTTTATTACTGAAGAAGGAACACCAGATGTAATGTACTTAGATGGAGAATTTGAATTAACTCCAGAAATGAAGGAACAAGGATGGACAGCTGAATACACTTGGATAAATGAAGCATGGGAAGGAACTAAAATAGGAGATAAAATATATTGTAAAATACAGCCCAATTCATTTCAACATAAATCAAGTAATAAATTATATGGTGCTAAATTAAGGTACACAGGAATTATTTATAATAATAGAAATGCCAGCCCTACTTCACAAGTAGATCAGATGAAGCCTTATAATGAACTTTATAATATAGTAATGGATAAAGTAAGGGCAACACTTAATAAAGATAAGGGGGATATTATGGTATTTGATATTTCTCAAGTGCCTACTCAAGAAGGATGGGACTTTGAGAAGTTTATGTACTTTGTTGAAGAAAAAGGACTATTACCTCTTAATACTCATCAAGAAGGAGCATCTAAACAATTTAATACCACTACTATACTAAACTCAAGTATTCTTAACTATATATCAAAAAATATAGAGTTATTAAGATACCTTAAAGAACAATGTACAGAAGTAATAGGATTTACTCCACAAAGGCTTGGAAATGTGCAAGCTACAGAAACTGCTACAGCTACAAATGCTGCCCTTGAAAAATCATACACTCAAACAGAACATTATTTTAGGCTACATAATAACCTTAAAGGAAGAGTACTAACTAATTTGCTAGAACAAGTTAAGTTTAATCTTACAGAGGGACATGAAGATACTTATTTTTTAAATGACTTAAGTATTGCTTTTTTAAAAGTAAGTGCAGGATTTAAATTTTCAGATACCTGTGTGTACGTAGGAGATTCTGCAAAAGATGCTCAAATTCTTGATATAGCTAAACAAATGATTCAGCCTGTATTACAAAATGGTGGTAGTATGGCTGGAGCTTTTACATTAGCATCTGAAGAAAGTATAGCTATAATTAAAGAGAAGTTAGAACAAATTGACAAAGCTAAAGCTGAAATGGAAGCTCGAAATCAAAAACTTGAGCAGGAAAAGATAGCATCTGCTGAAAGAATGCACTCTGATGAATTAGATAGAATTGATACAAATGCACAATTAGATAGAGAATCTAATGAAAGAATTGCTGAAATGAAGGTACTAAGTACTGCTGCAATAGGCGCTAAGGATACTGATATAGATGATAATGGTGTGCCAGATGTTTATGAAATGGCTAAAATTGGCATGGAACAGTCCAAACAAAGGTTTGAACAGGCTAAACATGAAAGAGAACTTAAAGCTAAAGATATACAAAGAAAGCAGGAAGATATTCATAAGTCTAAAGAACTTAGACTCAAAGAAAAGGAGCTTAGATTAAAAAGCTCAATAGAAGATAAAAAAATTCAAGCTATTAAAACACAAAATATCAGTCAGGAAAAAATTAATAAGGAGCACGTAAAGCTTGAGAAAGAAAAGTTAAATAACGAAAAAATTAAGATGAAAAATGATAAAGAAATCCAAATTCTTAAGTTAAAAGAAGCTAGAGCTAAAGCAGCTAAAGCTAAGGTTAAGAGTACCAAAAAATAAAGTATTTGGAAATTAAAAATATATTTTGTATATTTACATACTGTGTTTACAACACTTTAAATATTACATTACAAGTAATACAGATGTACAGAAATACTACAAGTACAGTCAATTAAAATTTAATAAAGATATATGACAGAAGAAATTAAAGTCCCAGAAGGTAAGATTCTAGGTGAGTACAGCATGGATAAATCTGGAATGGTGTATGATTTTAAATCAGTTACTCCAGAAGTAGATCCTATCACAGAAACACAAGAATCAGTAGATACAGGTGAAGATGATACTATTAAAGGTAATCTTCCTATAACTAAAACACCTGAAGAAATTAAAGCTGAAGAAGAGGAAATTAATAAACAAAGGGCAGCTCTATTAGAGGATAAAGATGTAGAAGATCCAGGAGAAGAAATTCAAGAAAGTCCTTTAAAAATTATTGCTGAAGAACTTAAAGGAAAAGGAATTCTTAATATTAAAGAAGATGACAAGTTTGATTCAGATGATGATTTTATAGAAATTTGGAAAAGAAACAAAGAAGAAGGAGTTCTCGAATTATTTGAGTCTAAATTTGAAAATCATCCTCAAAAAGATAAGGCAAAAGCCCTTTTTGAGTACATTGAAAATGGTGGGGATATAGATAAATTTACTGAAGTATATGCTAACCCTCTTTCTTTTATTGATCTTACTAATGAAAAGGATCAAGAAAGGGTAGTAACTTTAAAGTTAAAAAGTACTTCCAGATTATCTGAAGAAAAAATTAAAGAAAAAATTACTAAGTTAAAAGATGCTGCATTGCTAGAAGAAGAAGCTAAAGACTCCTTTGAAGAACTTACAGAGATTCAAAAAGAGAATGAGCAACTTCTAATCCAAGAACAAGCAGAAAGAGCAAAAGCTGCAAGAGAACAGACTCTCAAAACTCAAAATGAAATGAGAGAGTTTATTCAGAAAAATGATTCCATTAAAGGCATAGATATTAAATCTAAAAAAGATAAAGAAGCTTTAATAGATTACTTGTTTAAGCCAGCTGTCAAAGTAGGAAATCAATTAGTATCTAAGTATGTAGCTGATTCTGAAAATGAGACTTTAGAAGATTTTATGGCTGTTGTAGCACTTAAAGCTAAAGGATTAGATCTTAAAGCAATTGAAAAAAGTTTAGAGGTAAAAGTTAAACAAGACTTAGCCTCTAAATTAAATAAAACAAATAAAGAATACGCAAGACAAAAAGGAGAAGGAAGAGTAAAAGAAGAGGCTATTTTGAAAGGAAAAGAGCTAACTAAAGATGAGAAAGAAAGGCTGTGGAGAAATTTTAGTCTTGGCGTATAGTATTTTAAGAAGTATATAATATAAAAACAATTATAAAACAAATATGGCAACACCCTTAAATACCAGCCACAAGCTGATAATCCGTGAAGGCCCAAGGCTTTCAGGCATGGTGGATACTAACCACCTTATTAATTATGCTCAAATTAATCCAGTCTTTGTGGATTCTGCCATTCGTATGGCATTTACTTCTCAAAGGTACGTGGGTGATCCTTTGATGGAACTCTCATTTGGAGCAAATGGAGGTAAAGGCTCTCCTTATATCCTGACAGGAGAATCAGATACTTGGAATTGGAAACAAGTAATTAATGCTAGACCAGCAGTAGTTCTTGAAAACCTTGAAAGTACAAGTACTCCTGGTATTGATGGCTCTTATTTTAAACTGAAACTTGATCAGAAATGGTTCTCTAAAGGTGATATTCTTTCATCTGATATGGAATCATTAGTGAGAGTTTCTTCTCAAATTGATCCTTATCAAGAATCTGGTGGATGGGTATATACCGTTCAATTGGTTACTGATGATCCTGCTGCCTATTACAATACAGCCCTTTTAGCTCCTGGATGTGAATACATTGCAATGCATAATATGCATCCAGAACAATCATCTTTACAATCTGAAATTAAGTTTGACAATATTATCACTCTACAAGATTCTCTTGGAGATATGATGAGATGGCAACACAAAGTTACAGGTTATGTGGATGATATGGTGTTGAATTTTGATATGTGGGAAGTTGATCCACAAACAGGTAAACCTATCAAAATTGTTGATTCTAAGTGGATTAACAGGGCTGAAATTAAATTCTGGAAAACTATTGATATGCAGAAGTCTAACTACTTGTTTTATGGTAGAGGAGCTTCTAATTTGGATGGGGATTCAGGATATTTGACAAGATCAAGATATGGTGTTAAATACCAGATTGAAAATTGGGGGCACGTTGAAACATACTCTGACTTTTCTGAAAAACTTTTGGCTGAATACCTTTTGGATATTTACATTGGTAGGAAGAAATCATCTGAAAGAAGCATTGAGCTGCTTACTGGTGAATTTGGATTCTTCAAGTTTGATGAAGCTATGAAGAGGTCAACCAATAAATTTTTGATTGATTCTAAGACTATACTTCGTGGTTCAGATCCTATGAATTTGAATTATGGGTATCAGATTAAACAGTACATGCTTATTAATGGTGGTACAGTAACCTTGAGGTTGTTACCTTACTTGGATGCTAATATCACCAACACAATGAGAAATAGTACTACTGGTTATCCAAACCAAAGTGCAAACTTCTATGCTATGGATTTTAGTGGAGAGCTTGAACAAAACTTTAAAGTTGTTAAGAGGGCTAATTCCTTGAAGTATGGTTATCTGCATGGTACTTCTGCACCTTGGGCTATGAATGGACAAGTGATGAGTACAACTGAAGATGCTTATACATTGGTAGCAAGAGATAGATGTTCTCCTTGGATTCAAGATGTATCTGCAACTGGTGTTCTGAAATTCAGACCAGTTTAAGTACAAGTATTTATACAACCTAGAGGAGTAGTGATATTCCTCTAGGTTCTTTTAAAGATAAATTTAGATAAATAAATAAACAATAGATATGACAAAAATAGTACTAGTAAGACCAGTTCCTTTGTATGAAGGGCAAAAAGTAGGAGCAACAATTCAAGGATATGAAAAGCTTGGATTTACTAAAGCTCCAGGAACATTTGATAAGAAAAGATTGTACTCAAGAAATGGAGTACTTGATACAGGGATGCTGTACAAAGTACCTAATCCTGAATACAAAGAAGTTCCAAATCCTGAATACAAAGAAGGAACTAAAACTCCAAAGATGATTCCTGTAGATCCTAAAATTCCAAAAGAAATTTGGAAATGGGAAGAAATGGAAATGAAACTTGGAATAAAATCTACTGATCCAGATTATAATGTTTCACCTAATGAAGAAGATTTAGATAGAGGACATTATTCAAAATCATTAGCACCATCTTCAAGAAGGTGGGCACATGAAGTAGTAAGATTAGAACAAGGAGCAAATAAGTTTGATATTAGTATTCCTAAAGATGAACTTAGAGTTCTTTTGCTTAAAGGAACACATGAAGTACTTCCTACACTAAGTGAAAGAAATAATCCTGCTTATAAAGAGGCAAATTTTTATTTTGAAGATGTTGAAAAAGAGGCAGAGATTAAAATGAGTAAAAATGAGTCTAAGATAAAAGCTGTTGAAGAATACTCAAGTGCAAGTACAGATATGAAAAGGAGATACAGTAATATTTTAGGAATTACAAAATCAAACCACCCTTCTGATAAAGTAATTAATAGTACTTTGTTTGAGTACATTGATACATCAGAGCCTAATAGAAAAGCATTTTTGAGATTAGTAGATAAGTATAAAACATCACCAGATTATGTTATAGCACATGATGAATACATCCAAGCTAAACAATCTGGAATTATTAAGAAAAAAGATGGTAAGTACTATAGAATGTTACCTAATGACCAAGTAGGAATGCAAGTAGGAGTGGATGATGATACTTGTATTCAATTTATTCTAGATATACAGAATAATGAATTTAGAGCAGAATTAAAGGAAGCTGTGCAAGAATACAGATCAAGAACAGTTAATTCTTAAACTTAATGGATACTCCAACTCTTGTCTATAAATATAAACTTGCAAACAATAAACTTGATTCACAAGATTTTATAGACCTTCCATTACCTACTGTATTAATGATACTTAATACAAGTATTTTAGGATACGTAGATGCAATTTATGGAATTAACAATATTTATAGACAAGGAGTTGAAAGTTTTCAAAGGAGAATAGATGATTTACAGGCACTTATAGTAAATGATTTACCTGAAATTACCTATATATCTAATGGTAATAATGTTTTTACAGGAGATTTGCCTGAAGATTATCTACACTTACTTAGAAGTTATACACTTGCTACAAAAGATAAATGTATAGATAGAGCTTTAAGAAATATTGAGTACTCACAAGATGAATTAAATGATATTTTAATATCTAAAGATCCTTATAAGTATCCAAGTTTTGAATGGCAAGAACAGCCTTATAATCAAGCTCAAGATAAAATTTACATATATACAGACGGCACTTATACTCCTACAAAGTTAGTAATTAAATACCTAAAAAAGCCAACTGAAGTAGATATAGCAGGGTATACAAAAATAGATGGTTCATTAAGTACAAATACTGATTCAGAACTTCCAGATTATTTATTAGAAGACATAGTAATACTTGCAGCTAAATACACTAAAGCAATACTACAAGATGTACAAGGAGTACAGCTTTTAAGTACGGTACTTGCTAATCCTAAATAAATTTAGTATATTTATAAACTCATATAATATAATTAACAAACTTATAACTAAATCAATTTAACTTAAAATTTAATTACAATGCCAACATGGGATAAAAAACCAATTTTTCTTGTAGCTCCTGCTGGAGGACTTGAACAATCTGCCGCTTTTACAGGTGCAGGATTTACTTCTGGAGAAGTAGGATTCTTCGTACAAAGTTCTGGAACTAATACAGGCCCTACATTAGCACTGACTGAAAATCCATTCTTTGCAGCTCAAAAATCTTCTAGTGCTGAACGATTCAGTATTAGGAGTAATCCAATTAATATTGGAAGAATTACTCATATGGGCAAAAGTGCTTATACAGCACCTGTAGCAGAAGTATGGACTGTAGGTTTTGATGGCTCTGATACCACAAAATCACTTTCTTATGATTGTGATGCAGATTATGCTGTAAGACTTATAGCTTATTCACCTTATATCAGGAAATTCTTCAATAACCAAGGATTTGTACAAACATACAATATTCATACAGAATGTTGTGATGATTGTGAAGGGTGTTCAAGTTCAGATTGCTTTGTTGAAACAGCTAAATTTGTTAAGGCAGTAAATGATACTCCACAAGCTTCTGTTCTGACAAAATTTGTATTTGCTGAAATGTTGCTTGATGGGGCAGCTTCTGATGTTGTAACAGGTTTAGCTGATGGTACAGCTACCTTTACACAAGGCTCTCCTATTGTAACATTTAGTGCAAACCAAACTATTGCAAGTGGAGCTTATCTCAGAATTTCCCCAAGTAATGTATCTGCTCCTACAAATGCAGATCCTGTGTATAAAGTACTTACAGGAGTAACTGCGGGAACTACTATTACTTTAGATACTCCTTGGCAAAGAGCTACAGATACAGGTATTGTTACTGATAGTACTTTGGCAGATTCTGAAATTGCAATTGTTACTACTTCTGCTGTAACTGCTTGTGGACTTCAATTTACAGGAAGATTTATTTCAAGTACTGATGGTTGCTGCTGCTTCCCTCCCTTCCCTTGGGATTTTGAAGGTGTTACATTCTTTGTTTCAAAGGATTTGGCTAATTCTTTCCCTTGCTCTTGGGATGCCTCACAACTTACTGCTCTTAATTATGGAAGTGGTTCTGCAAGAGAAGTACTGTACACAGAAATGGATGCTGCTGGATACACTGATATTAGACAATGGTTCTTGGATTGTGCAAGTAATGTTGGATACCATTCAAGTGTAGTAAGCACTGATACATACGATATGTACTACATTGAAACTAACAACATTTTTGGAACAACTTCAATGGGTGGAGATTTACAAAATGTACCTCAAATTTTGATAATTGCTGTAACTAACAGTATTCCAGGTAGTACAGGTAGTACATCAGCTACTCAACTTGACGCATTTTTAGCAAGTATCACTACTTTAACAGGAATTCCTGTAACTACCTAATTATGTTTATCTTATAGGGGAGGAGAGTATGCTTCTCCCCATTTTTTACTTAACTTTTAAAAATATACAAAATGTTTGATGAACGTAAAATAAGGGAGACAAATCCTAAACTTTTTATCTCAAAAGGAGTAATTTCTCCTGCTTCTAGTAATAGAGGTAAGAGATCATCTGGAGAACCTACTTTTGATATGCTTAAATGGCTCAACAATGTTCTTGTTCAAAATGGACTTTTGAATGCAGATCCTTGTTGTGATGAATATGTTCAAGGTGAATTTGGTGGAGTTATTATAAATGATGCAGCTATTACAAATACTGCTGAAACAATGTATGCTGCTTTTTATCCTACAGTAGCTTCACAAGCTCTTTCAGGAGCGGGAGCTGTAAATGTAACAGCGTACTTAACTAAATTTACAAGTACTGGAGCTGCTCAAGCATTAACAATAGCTTCTGGTACACAACCTGGACAAATGAAAAGAGTGTGGCATATAGTTGATGGAGGTAGTGGAGTTCTTACAGGAGTATTTGTAGGAGGTACTACTATTACATTTACAACAGTTAATGAGTTCGCAGATTTAATGTGGACAGGCTCAAGTTGGGCTGTATTAGCACTTGGTAATTTTACTGCTGGTGGAGCTTCTCCTGCTTTAGCATAATACTTAATTTATTTAATTTAATAATGCATAGGTTTTACACCTAAACGCTATACTAATGTCTGAAAAAATAACGGAAGATAACTTTCTTAATTCTATAAAAAGAATTCAAAGAGAAATATGCTGCCTACAAGAAGAAATTGATAGCATTATAGCAGGAAATGTAGATTTAGTAATTGATGTTACTGAAGTTACAGATGCTACAGATGGTTATTTTTTATACAACAATAATGGTGTTTTAGGGCAAATTATAAACCCAAGTGCTTTTACTAGTACAGCTACAAGCAATGGAACAGTAACTTTAACTTCTACTAGTTCTCCTAATCAGGAATTTACTGGAGGTACTCAAGTACAAACTATTAATTTAGGAGATTGTAGTACTTATACAGTAGGAAAAACTTTTAGAATAATTAATAATAGTACTAATATTATAAGAGTACAAGATAATGCAGGAAGTATTAAAAGAAGAATGCTTCCAGAAGAAACTACAAGATTTACTTGTACAAGTATTGCAAACGCAACAGGGGCTTGGTATGTAGAAACTGCTGCTAAAATAAGAACTCTAACTAAACATTTGCATTGGGAAGAAGACTTTGAAGTAAATGCTGTAACTGATACTCAATTTACTTCTGCCGCTAATAATGGAGGAGGAGCAGGAGCAACTGCAACTTTAGGAGTAACTACAGGAATAACAGCAGGGCAAGCAGGAATTATTGCATTAGAAACTGGCACAGGAACTACAGCAAGATCTAGTTTACATAGAGGAGGCTCAAGTACCTTTTTTGGTGGGGGAGCACATGTATTTGAAGCATACGTTTATATACCTGTACTTAGTACAGTAAGTGATGAGTACATTATTTATGCAGGATTTGGAGATACTTCTGGAGCAGGAGATATGAATGATGGAGTATATTTCAAATACGACAGATTAACCTCTGTTAATTGGCAAATGTGTACTGCAAATAGTGGTGCTGGTAATAGAACTAGTACTGCCAGTTCTACAGCTGTAACTGCTGCTTCTTGGATAAAATTAAGAATAGAAGTAAATGCTACTGGAACTAGAGCAGATTATTTTGTTAATGATACTAATATAGGTAATGTAACTACTAATATTCCAACTACTTCGGCAAGAGTAACTGCTGAAATATTTAAAATAGAGAAATCAGCAGGAAGTACTAATACATTATTTAACATTGATTGGGTACAAAGAGACTTTGTGAGAACAACTTCTTTATAAATGCAGATAAAAATAGGCGTTACAGGTGTAAAAAAGGAGAATATTCCTACTCCAGATACTTCAATAGTACTTAATTCATTAAGTACTTCAAGTATAAATAATGGATTTCATGGAATAAGCACTCAAGAAGTATGGAAAAAAGGTAATTCTACAAGTACTTATACCTGGTTTAATGATTTATTAACAGAAGAATATGTTAATTTATTAAAAGAACTAAATCCAAGTGCCTTACAGCATCCAGGATTAGCTAATTCAGATCTTGAGTTTGTAAATATAGGAGATACATCTTTAGATCAAGCTATAGGAACAGGGGGATTAAATTGTGATACAACCAGTGGATGTTCTGTTCAAGATGGAATTTGTTGTCCAGATACTAATTATGGGCATCCAGCTTTTAGTAATTTGTTGGAATTAAGTACATTAGTTAGTACACCTACAAGAACAGTTTCAGTATCTCATGTAATGAATCCACAATTAGACGCAATGGTGGATTTACAAACATGGAAAGATCAAGCTGAATGGAAATTAACTTTTTGTGCTAACAGAAATATTCCAGTGTATAATATACAATTAGGAATAGAACAAAATACATCAGGAAATGATATTTGGTGGAATGCTGTAGGACAGACTTTAAATCCAACACTTCCTGCTATACAAACAAATGTAGCTAATTATATTCAAAAGATAGAACCAGG